ATGTTATCCTTTCTGTTAAAAATAAAGTTATAACATAGCTTGACAGTAATAGTCAATAGGATTATATAAGATATATGAATGAAAAAGAATTAACATATAATACTGCATTAGATATTGTCTTTATGAATAAATGTCATAATTGTGGTTGCACACCCAAAAATGATGAGTGGTCAAATAGAGCAAAAAATCTGTGCATAGATTGTCAAGATGATGATTGAAAGTTTATGGTTTTATCCGATTTTAGGAATTGTCGGTTTGGCAATAATATATTGGTTTAGTTAAATAAGCGATTCAACCTGAAGTTGAGTTGTAACATTTGGTAATATAATGTTACTTGACTACTATAGGATATTATGTTAAGATATGGGCTATGTTAACACACAAAAAAATAATGAAAGTGTTGTCCAGAAAGAATGGGCATCACGTCAGCCGCAAATCAAAGCTAGAGGGGATGTTACAATCTCTGACGGCATTGAATCTCGTTGCCTGCCGACAACGTCAGCTTGGCAATTGGGCCTCAAATTGGTTTGAGGAAATAGATAAGGTTGAACTTATCTTAAAACGTGCATTAGCACGAGTCTAAAAATTAAGATCCCAGGCGCTCAGGCGCCTGGGCTTGAGCCCTGATCCTATTACTGTCGTCATCTTAAGCACTGACTGATGGGAAGAGGATCTGGGGTCAAGTTCCTGGTTAACAAATGCAAGGCGGAACCGATAACGCCCCAGGCAGCGGTCACTGTTAACTGGTTACGGGCGTACTAGATACGCCCTACTTGGCCACTTTAGAATGATTCTAAATTCTAAAAAATTAAAAAATCATCAAGCATCAAGCATCAAGCCTGAATCATCAAGCGGGCCGGAGGCCCGCCCCCTACCGGGGGCTGGGGGTGGGACAGTAAATTTTTTATTATAGGCCCTGCGCCAACCCCAACCACCGGCCTAGTATATAGGATTTTATGAGATATGTCAATCACTTTATACGCGAATCAGTAAAATAAATTTCTGGACAATGGACCTGGGATCCTGTAGGATGGAATTAGAAAGAGGTAAATTATGAAAAATAAATGGGGTGAAAAATTAGAACCTAAAACAATTAATTGGAATGGCCAAAAAATTACGGTGCCATTTAATTGCGCAATCTATAAAGATAAAGAAGTTAAGATCCAAAATAGATTTGGTGGTGAAGAATGTACGGTCCCAGGTTACGCGGCCGCTGTTTATGATACCATTATTGGAGCGGAGCGCTTTGAAGAGCATAACACAATGCGCCTGGGCCTGGATTGGTTCGCTAAACATTTTCCAAAACAATATATGGTGCTACTTGATTAGATCCAAACACAACGATTTATTTAACTACTTCATCCACGATGCGCGGGATCTCAGTCCCGCGTACGTTAAAAAGTGCGAGCGCTTCCTGTGGTCCCTGAGAAATGCCGGATTAGTAACTAAGCAGCAAGCGAATACGTTATTCAAAATGAAAGCAACAAGCATCAAGCTTGACAAGCGTCAAGCATAGGATTATATAAGATTTATGAAAGTTAAAGAAGCTCAAAAAATAACCGGATCAATGACCAGGACCAGCAAAATGCCGGGCCTGTCTTACAGTCTTCCAGCCTGGGAATGCCAGGTAGGCGCGAAGCTGCGCGCCGTGAAGGGCTCAGTCTGTTCTGGATGTTATGCACTCAAAGGAAATTATACCCGGTATCCTGCCATTAAAGCCGCTCAGTACTACAGGCTCCAGTCCCTGCGCCATCCTTCATGGATCCCGGCCATGGTAGCCCAGATTAAAAGACAGAAATTTTTTAGATGGCACGACGCCGGAGATATCCAAAGCGTCCAGCACCTTAAGAACATCATGGAGGTATGTACGCAAACGCCAAGCACCAAGCACTGGTTGCCAACGCGTGAAGTTAAATATACCAGTCTCATGGATCCAGCCATAGTTCCGACCAATTTAAAAATTATAATCTCAGATCATATGATCGACCAGGCAACGCCGGTTAAACACTGGCCCTTCTCTTCAGGTGTGACAACGAAGCACGACGCGACCTGTCCGGCCCCTTCACAAGGTGGCAAGTGTGGCAGCTGCAGAGCGTGCTGGGACCGTGGTGTAGCCAGAGTAGTTTATGGCAAGCACTAATGAAACTTAAAAAACTAATTAAAATAATAAATAAAGAAAACGCGCCCCCGGATGGATGGAGACCTGAAGACAAGGTCCCAATCATCAAGCATCAAGCGGAGGCATCAAGCACCAAGATTCTCAAGCATCAAGCAAGCCGGGCCCAGGCCCGTGACCAAGGGTTCAAGCATCAAGCCTGAATCAACAAGCTCCATAATTTTTTTTCCCTCATAAAGTTTTACGGCTCGAGAACCAAGGGCGTTGACAAGGATAAAACTATTCTTCGGGTGTTGAATATGAAATGAAATTTGGTGGGGTGAGAATTTAATCTTGTTACGTTTTGTAACTTTTAGTTCAAGAGTGAAAAAGTGCCCAAAACTATTGTAGCCCAATAGATCAGGAGTACCGAGTACGCTGCTATTTTCCAGCCTTGTCCATGTAATTTGTGATGAATTTCTTTTAAGCTCATTGTAAAATTTGGACTCTAATTTCATAATTTTAAAAATTAGTCAAGACTGTTTTTCAGCGTAACAGATGTTTTATAAAATAACCTTCGGCTTACCCATTTTCCAGGACTCTTGTGTTGAAATTTCCAAAACAATTCGGTGGCTTTCTCTAGATCCAATTATATTATTTTGCATAAGATAAATTCTTTTTATATCAAAAAATCCATCCGCTGATCTAAACTCGCCCTGTGGTAATTTTACTTGAACTCTTGCATCCTTACAAATAGGAGATTTAATAAACTTTTCTATCTGTCTTATGAATTCTTTCCCATTAATCATGCATTGACTCTTACGTTATGTTACGGTAAAAGTCAACTATGGGTGTTCCTAAACGATTATCTGAAATGCAAATAAAGTTTGCTAATTTACTAGTTAGCAATGAAGGCCGCCTATATGCCTATGAATGTGCTATTGAAGCAGGCTATGAAAAGGATAGAGCTAGACAAACAGCATCCGAACTACAAAATCCAAAGAAATATCCACTGGTGGTATCCCACATTGGTAAGTTACGAGAAGAAAACCAAAAGAAATACGAAGTGACCTACGGCAGACACATCACAGAGCTAGGCAAAATTAGAGAGGCAGCATTAAGAAAAGGAGCATTCTCTGCAGCCAACAATGCTGAGGTTGCGAGAGGTAAAGCCGCTGGATTATATGTGGAACAAAAGATTATTAGAACTGGCAAAATAGATGACATGTCGCCAGAAGATTTAAAGAAAAGAATGGCTGAAATATTAGAGGACTACTCCGGTGTTATCGAGGGTGAATCAACAGAAGATATAGAAAAGAAAGTTAAAGCCAAACAGGCCAAAATTAGAACGGACGTAAATGAGAGAGAAAAAAGTAAGAAGACAAAACCATTGTCACCATTACGTAAAGTAAATATTTCTGATAAGGAGGTAACACCTAGTTTAACTTCCTCATCTTCTTCACACAAGACAGAGGAATAACGGTTCTTTCACCAAACACAATTCCCTCATCATCTTGATCATAACTTGCAAAGATTTTAATTACACAATCATTTTTTTCATACAGCCAACCCTCACTCACAGGTGTGGCTAGTTTCATTTCATCAAATTGATGTTCGCTGGCCCAGCCGGAATCGGAAGCAATATCAAACCACTCAATCCTGTACTTTGAATACGGGATAAGGTTTTCTCGGTGGCTTGCGATTCTCTTTTTTCTTTTCGGTTTTTTTCTTTTCATATTTTTTGCGTCCGTAATAGTAATCAGGATTATGTATCCGATTAAACATATCAAAGAAATTCTCTTCCGTCATTTTTTCTGTATACCCTTTCCTCAATGAATTTTATAATAAAAAAACAGAAAATATACGCGCGCGTCCCTTAAGTTGTTGGTATTGCTAGCTTTTTGAACATTTTTAGGTAAAAACGTGCTCTAAGTCATTGATTTTACTACGAAGATACAAATTTGAGCGAATAAGTGTTGGTATTGCTTGCTCATTTTTTTTGTACCTTTTTGTACCAAGGGGTCTTGGTACAAATTTGAGCGATTAAGTGTTGGTATACAACAATAATTTCATTTGTACCAATTGTACCTCACTTTTAAAAAAAATAAAAAAATTTTTTAAAAATATCTGTGTAGAAACGTATACAATTGGTACAAATATGTGAAAAACCATACTTTAGACATATTTAGGACACATTGTTGCCACTATTGGCATAATATTGGTCCACCTTGCGGAGGAAGTCATGCTGGCAGCGGACGAACTCTTGCCCATCCACTATAAATTTCTGAAATAAATTATCTTTCGTACACATTAAAATAACACCTTGATTAATTTTTGTACCATAAACATGGTTGTGTGCCATTGCGTACGCACCTAGTTGTGTGAAATAATCACTAATCCATTCTCTTCGTTTTGGCTTGTTGGATTGTTTGAAATCTATTATACTTTCGGCGGAATTATAAATTCCAGCCACATCAGTTGCACCAGCATATAAGCCTGGATAGTAAACTGTCACTTCGCTACCCCATATTTCGTTTAAATCTTTGAATCCCTGGTCCACGATCATTTGAGCCATGGTCCTTGCTGCTTCGCCTATGGGTGTTAAATCAATTCGCTGCTTACCCGATAGATGATCCTCCAAATACGCGTGCATAGCCGTTCCGCGTGACGCTGCTTCATTCTTAATCTGATCCGCTGCATCACTTCCAACTCTATCCTTCCAACGCTGTAGTGAGTCTCTTTTCTCCTGGCTCTGAGTCGCGGCTAAAATCGTCGTCACACTGGGCAACTTCTCTTGTCCAACATCATAGTGTCTAGACCCCTTGATCAAGGACCGCTGAGACGTTGGATACGTAAATCTTTTATTCCATTTCATGTTTTTTACTCTCTAATAAATTTAAGATACAACGAATATCTTCTAAACTAATGTTCCCTTTACGATCATTAAAATCCCAGGTGCAAAAGACGATGTTATCTCTCGTATAGCCCTGGTCACTATCAATACGATCCACGGACATATTCGATTTAACTTTAATTCTATTACTCATGGATTCATTCATACTCCGGGTATGCGTCATCGATTCTCCCGTATAAGCACAAAACCAGCCCCCATAGCGCTTTTTATGTTGTTCCCAGAGTTCATAAAACTCTTCCCGGGTGATTAATACGGGAGTCGGTTTTCTTTTATAATTCCTTGTTCGATCTAAATAATTTCGACTCTTACTCTGTAAACTGTTCCATTTTTCTCGAAGATAACCTTTTTCCGTACCCATGTGTTTAGCATAGTTGGCGCGTTTGACCTTACGACCATGAGAAGAACGTCCGTAGTCTCTTTTACGTTTCTGTTCTCTAGCTCTAAATTTAGAATCCGTGTTGTACTTTTCTTTATAAGACCAGACCATTAAAAAATAATATCCATTACAAGATACAACGTGATGAAAATAAACATCGCGGTCATTTGTATATCATAAGGGAAATTGGTCATGAAGGTTGTAATAATACGTTTCATATGGTTTGGCAAGTGTGCTTCCCTATTCCTTTAGTTTTTTCTTAGCAAGAGCGATGGCTTCTTCAATTTTGTTTTTATAAGTTCGGTGTGAGGTGTCATGGGTGCGACTAATGTCCACGTCAACGGTTTCTTCTTTAGTCGGGACGCGGCCAATAACAATCGGTTTAAAGGAATCTTTAATACGACCCGAAATCGCCTGGTCCCAATTATTCTTATCGAGACGTCGTTCTAAATCTTTTCTCATTCTTTTTTCAAATTCATTCGCCATGATGGAGCCTTTTGTTTATTTTTTCTACCACATAGGCTGGATTTCTCCCAGCCATTTCACAAATCGTACGTAAATTGCTGTTATCCCGAGTTAAAAAATGGATCGCTTGTTCTTTATCTATTTTCTCAACGTGAGTTGAGAATACATCATGAACGGCTTGACTCAAGACCGCCACAAATAACCGCTTTTCTGGGCAGTCAATCTTGTCGCTGGTGTAGACAGTGCTGGATTTAATGAATTGTTTCATCTTCATCCACATAAGATTTAACGTCAACATCAACGATGGTTTGCATCATTTCTCTAAAACCCTCGTCCGTTAGACTCGTTTTATAGAGTCGCATGGCAATTGCCATCAGTGTACCGGCTACCATTTGAGTTTCATAATCTTTCATATGTTCAACGGCTTCGGCAAAAATCTTTTCGTAAATCGCTTCGAGTTTTTCTTTCTTAGACATTGGTAAACCTTTCTGTATTGGTAGCGTGCAAGGCATCGTTTTCATTCTCTTTAATTTTTCTTTGTAGATACCATTCATGTCTTTTGGCTTTAACGTCGGGTCTTGCATTATATTCTTTGATATATGCTTTTTTAGCTTCAATGACGTGAGGTTGAAGGTGATAATCTTTTTGATAACGCTTTCTTTTTGATAAACGTTTCTGTATAATGTTGGGTCTTTTATAATATTCTCTCATATAGATTCTCTTTTTCTCTTTATTTGTCTCTTTCTCATAATATTTCTTTCGCGCTCGATATCGACTTGCGTGATATTTGTGGGTCATAGTTTATAGAACGTATATTTCAACGTTAACTCTTCTCCTTGTTTAATGTCCTTAATGGTAATCAAATTCCACTTGTTAAAATTGTAAGCGGGCTGTTTATCTTCATTGGTAAAATAAAGTTTAACCTTTTCACAATTAGGATCATCTTGGTGATTAATAAATCCTCCCAAGGGAGTTCTAATAATTGTATCACTCACTTGTATATGTGACATTCCAAAATTAGTTCCGACGGGAATATCTTCTTTGGCGAATAAGCCTAT